GATTCAGGATGCAGGGGCCTACACAAACAATGCAGATGTACCTTATAGATTTGTACCTTGTATGGTATCAGGACTTGCATATTATTTATCACAAAAATTTAAACCAGAATTAGTTCAACAAATGAAACTACTTTATGAAGATGAATTAAAAAGAGCATTAGAGGAAGATGGTTCTTCTTCTAGTACATTTATAACCCCTAAAACTTATTATCCAAATGTCTAGATCAAACGGAAAATATGCACAATTTATTTCAGACAGATCAGGTATGGCTTTTCCATACAGAGAAATGGTTGTTGAATGGAATGGCTCACGTGTACACACATCTGAATTTGAACCTAAGCAACCACAATTAGAACCTAAACCAACTGTTGCTGATCCACAAGGTTTACAATTTGCAAGACCGGCTAGAGTTGAACCTGCAACAGAAAGTTTATTACCAGGTAATCCATTTAACTTTACTTCAGGTTCAAGTATTGTAACTGTTACAGAACCTAATAATAAAAGATCTACAGGTAACACTGTTGTATTTAGAAATGTAGATGGAAGTCCAGGTGGATTAAACTTTTCTTTGTTTGAAAACTCTTCAGGATTTAGTATAACAGTTATAGATACAAATAGTTATAGTTTTGATTGCGGAAGTAATGCAACTGTAACAGAAAAATCAGGAGGAATGACTGTGACCGCTGGTCCAGTTACATTAACACCATAATGACATACGCAGAACTAGTACAAAAAATTAGAGATTACACAGAAGTAGATTCAAATGTTTTAACATCTACTATCGTTGATGGAATTATTAACGATGCAGAATTTAGAATATATAGAGATGTAGATTCTGATAATAACAGAAGATATGCAACAGCTAATTTAATTGCATCACAAAGATTTATTGACATGCCTGCTGATTTATTAATTATTAGATCAGCTCAAATAGTAGATTCTGATGGGACTGCTGCAGCCGATAATAGAGATTTTTTACAATATAGAGATACTAGTTTTATGTCAGAATTTAATCCAACAGGAGCTACAGGAGTTCCAAAATACTATGGCATGTGGGATAAAGATACTATTGTAATAGCACCTACACCAAATGCTACTTATGAAATTCAGTTGAACTATATCTTGAAAGACCCTGGTTTATCTGCTACAAATACGACTACATACATTAGTAAGTATTTTCCCAACGGACTATTGTATGCATGCTTAGTTGAAGCATTTTCTTTTTTAAAGGGGCCAAATGATCTCTTGCAATTATACGAAGGAAAGTATAAACAAGTAGTTGAAGGCTTCTCTATAGAACAAATGGGAAGACGAAGAAGAGATGAATATCAATCAGGTGTTCCTCGAATCGGAGGCAAATAAATAAGGAGATAAATTATGGCTATAACACAAGCAATTGCAAATGCTTTTAAAAAACAATTACTAGAAGGTGATGCAAATTTTAAATCATCTGGCGGTGATGTTTTTAAACTAGCTCTTTACACTTCTTCAGCAACTCTAAACTCAACAACTACTGCTTACGCTTCAACTAATGAAGTTAGCAATAGTGGTCAGTACACAGCAGGTGGAAGTCCACTAACAGGTCAAAGTACAAACATCGGAACTGGAACAGGTAAAGGTGTTGCGTTCGTTGACTTCGCAGATTTATCTTTCACAGGTGTAACGTTGACAGCTAGAGGTGCATTAATCTACAATACATCTTCTGCAGTTACTAATGCAGCAGTTGCAGTTTTAGATTTTGGAGCGGATAAAACAGCTACATCAGGAACTTTTACAGTACAGTTTCCAGCAGCAACTACTTCAGCAGCTATATTAAGAATCTCTGGATAATAGGAGTTTTAAATGGCATTAGTCGTTAATGATAGAGTTAAAGAAACCTCTACCACTACTGGTACAGGTACCTTTTCTCTTGCAGGAGCAGTAACAGGTTTTGAAACATTTGTAGCAGGTATTGGTAATAGTAATACAACTTACTATGCGATTGTTAATACTAACAATGGCGAGTTTGAAGTAGGTTTAGGAACTGTAACCGATGCTACACCAGATACCCTTGCAAGAACTACAATTATATCATCATCAAATTCTGATAGTGCAGTAGATTTTTCTTCTGGTACAAAAAATGTTTTTTGTACTCTTCCTGCATCTAAATCAGTTATACTAGATGCTAGCGGAAACATTGTTGCAAACAATGGATCTAACTTAACAGCATTAAATGCAACCCAATTAACTTCTGGAACTGTTCCAGATGCAAGATTCCCAGCAACTTTACCTGCACTTAACGGAAGTGCATTAACAAATTTAAATGCAACAGCACTAGCAAGTGGTACTGTTGCAAATGCAAGACTAGATGCTCAACTACAAGACGTTGCAGGATTAGCAACAACGGCAGGAAAAATTATTCAAGGTGATGGATCAAACTTTGCTCTTTCAGCTTACACACTTCCAACATCAGATGGATCTGCAAATCAAGTTTTAACAACTGACGGTTCTGGAGCTGTTACTTTTGCAACCCCAACAGTTGGAGATATTACAGGAGTTACAGCAGGTTCTGGTTTAGCAGGCGGTGGAACATCAGGCGATGTTACTTTAAATGTTGGCGCAGGAACCGGTGTTACAGTCAACGCTAACGACATAGCTATTGGCCAAAGTGTTGCTACTTCAGCTAGTCCTACTTTTGCAGGGCTAACAACTACTGCTGATATTAATTTTGGAGATAGCGATAAAGCTAGATTTGGTGCTGGTCAAGATCTAGAAATTTTTCATGATGGTTCTAATTCATATTTGCAGGATGTAGGTACTGGTGAATTATTTATAAAAGGAAGCACAAACGTTAATATTTATAATGTAAGTGATAATGAACCTATGGCTATTTTTACAAAAAATGGCCCAGTAGATTTATATTACGACAATGCAAAAAAATTTGAAACAAAATCTGATGGTATAAATATAACTGGTACTGTTTATGCTGATGGTTTGTCTATGAATGACAACGAAATTATTTATCTTGGAAATTCAGCAGATTTAAGAATTTATCATGATGGTTCTAACAGTTATGTAAATGATACTGGTACTGGAAATTTATTTGTAAATACAAATGGAACTAAAATAGCTCTTATATCTGATTTAGATAGTTCTAATGGAAAAATGGCAGAATTTACTAAAGATGGTGCTGTTGAACTTTACTATGACAACTCTAAGAAATTTGAAACTGTAACCGGTGGTGCAACTGTAACAGGAACAATGACAGCTACTACATTCTCTGGTAGTGGTGCATCATTAACAAGTATTCCAAATGGAGCGTTAGATAACAGCGCAATCACAATCAATGGAACATCTACATCGTTAGGTGGTTCTATTAACGTTGGTGATATCACAGGTGTTACAGCAGGTACATTATTAGACGGTGGCGGAACTTCAGGTAGTGTTACATTAAATGTAGATTTATCAGAACTTACAACTTCTACTTCAAATGGAGATGGTGATTTCTTTTGTGTTGTTGATAGTGCTAACGCACAGAAAAAATTAACTAAAGGAAATATTAATATATCAGGTTTTAATAACGATAGTGGCTTTAGTACTACCACAGGTACAGTAACTAGTGTTCAAGTTACACCTGGTACTGGATTAGATGGCGGTGGAACAATTACAACTAGTGGTAATCTTGATGTCACTTTAGATTTATCTGAACTTACAGATATGACAGCTACAATGACTGGATCAGATGAGTTTATTGTTTTAGATTCAGGCGCAGAGAGAAGAAAAGCAGCTAGTGAAATAGGTTTATCTATTTTTAATAATGATGCTGGGTTTACTACAAACACTGGAGACATTACTTCAGTTGTAGCAGGAGATGGTTTAACAGGTGGAGCTACCAGTGGAGCTGCTACTTTAAATGTGGGTGCTGGTACAGGTATAGATGTTGCTGCAGATGCAATTTCAGTTGATGTATCAGACTTCATGTCTAATGGTTCTAACAACAGAGTTGTTACTGCAACTGGTACTGATGGTATGAATGCAGAAGCGAACATGACATTTGATGGCACTGATTTAAGCATACCTCAAAATATTGTTCACCTTGGTGACACTAACTGTTATTTCGGATTTCATGCAACAGACCAATGGAGAGTTGTAACAGGTGGTACTGAAAGATTTGAAGTAAATAGTTCTAGTATTACAGCAGCAAGGAATTTTGTTCCAGGAGCTAACGATACTTACGACTTAGGTGCATCAGGAAATGTTTGGAGAAACATATACACTGGAGACTTACATTTATCTAACGAAGCAAAAGATGAAGGTAATGCTGTTGATGGAACTAAAGGTAACTGGACAATCCAAGAGGGTGAAGAACATTTATATATTTTAAATAATAAAAATGGTAAAAAATACAAATTTAAATTAGAGGAAATGTAATGATTTTTAATTTTGATAAAAAAGAATATGATAGCGAAAAATTATCTGATCAAGGTAAAGTAATTTTAAACAAACTTCAAAATATAGCTATAAAAAAGAATGAATTAACTATTCAGTTTACTGACTTAGAAGTGTTACAAAAACATTATTCTGAACTACTTAGAAAAGAATTACCTACAGAAGAAAAAGAAGAACAAAAAACAGGAGCCTAGTTTATGGCCCTAGGAGTAACCGCATATTCAGAAGCTGCTTTCAGCACGGAAGATTCAGATGTAATTATATATGCATCTGGTATAGAAATGACTATGCAGGAAAATACTCCTGCTATCACAGCTGATGCAAACGTACCTATTACAGGTCAAGAATTAACTTCTACAGAAGGAACTGTTACAATTATTACTGGTGCCTTTGTTCCTGTTACCGGAGAAACTTTATCAGGAACTCTAGGAGATGTTACAGAATCTTCAGCAGATTCAGATGTTCCTGTAACTGGTTTTGAATTAACTACGAATGTAAATAATCCTACACATGATACATTAACTGCTTTTGGTGAAGCACCTTTTGCTACACTAAGTCCAGCTACGTTTAATATTCCTGTTGGAGTAGAAGCTACTGTTGGTGGTATTGCTGTGGGAACTGAACTACCTATGTCATTAGGTAGTGTTGCAGGTATAGGTACAGGTGAAGTTTTACTTTCTGGTCAAGAATTAACTATGCAGGAAAACAGTGCAACTGTTACTGCAGATGCAAATATTTCTATAACAGGTCAAGCAATGACTATTGCAGATGGTACAGCTGTATTAGACGCAAATACATTTGCTTCAGTTAGTGGTGAAGCAATGACTGCAGAAGAAGGAACAGTTGATCCTTCTCCAGATGCTACAGTAACTGGAATTGGAATGTCTGCTGCTTTAGGTCTTGGAACAGTTACTGCAGGAGCTGATGTAGATGTATCAGGAGAATTATTAACAGCAGGAATAGGAAGTTTAACTGTAACAGCAGATGCTAATACGGATGTAACAGGAGAATTATTATCGATAGCTCAAGGAAGTGTTGTTGCTTTTGCTGATGTCGATGTTGCGGTTACTGGTCAAGCAATGACT